ATGGCCACACAGAAGACAGCCAGGAGACGCAGTTTCGGCACCTTGCGCACCATGCGAAACGGACACATTCAAGCCAGCTATATGTACGACGACGGACGCCGGTACTACGCCACACACACCTATGACAACCGCACCGACGCCGAGGGTTGGTTGGCGAATGAACGCAAGCTGATCGAGTTGGGGGAGTGGTCCCCACCTGAGTCCCGCGCCGCACTCAAGGCCGTTGCCGGGGTGACGCTGCGGGAGTACTCCGAACGCTGGATACTGCACCGCGACCTGACCCCGAAGACTCACGCCTTGTACATGCGACTGCTCAAGACTCGGATACTGCCGGACCTAGGTGACGAGATCCTAAGGGCAGTCACACCGGCCAGGGTCCGCGCCTGGTGGGTTGGGCTAGGCAAGGCCACCCCAACGAGCAACACGCACGCCTATCAGCTTCTCAAGGCCATCTACAACACCGCCGTAGAGGAGAAGGCCGCGACAGAGAACCCGTGCCAGATAAAAGCTGCGGGTAAGCCGCCAAAGGCGCGCGACGTGAAGCCACTCACCCCCGCAGAGCTGATCAAGGTAGCGGAGTCGGCACCCGAGCATTACCGGGTGGCTGTTCCTGTCGCTGCGTGGTGTGGGCTGCGGTTCGGCGAACTGATCGAATTGCGCCGCAAAGACATTCAAACCGAAGGCGACAGGATCACTCTCCGAATCCGCAGGGCAGCAACGAGAGTGGATAGCAAACTGGTGGTGGGACCGCCCAAGACTGACGCCGGTATCCGTGACGTGACCGTGCCGCCGCACGTAGCCGAACAGCTGCGGGAGCATATGCAGAAGTACACGGGTAGGGGACCGGAGGCGTTCGTGTTCACCACGACGCGGGGTCAGCGGTTGTCTACTACTGCGTTCACCAAAGTGGTTAAGAATGGTTTCGCCGCTGTTGGCAAGCCGGATATGCGCGTCCACGATTTGCGCCACGTCGGGGCAACGTTGGCAGCCCAAGCCGGGGCGACGACCAAGGAACTGATGAGCCGGTTGGGACACACCACGCCCGGTATGGCCATGCGGTACCAGATCGCCGCGCAAGATCGCGATGCCAAGATCGCTGAGGCAATGTCACAGCTCGCGGCTCAGTAGCCGCCTATCGGCTTGGCAAGTGCCAGTAGGGAATCACGGTCGATCCGGATAAGCCGGGGACCGATTCTGACTGCTGTCAGCCGTCCGTGCGCTATGTAGCGCCGTACGGTCTTCGGGTCCACCCCAAGGTATTCCGCGGCCTGCTGTACCGACAGGCGCGGTGGGAGTGTATGGGTGTTCGTACTCACGTGGGGCACACTACGCCGCCAAAACCGAGCTGGAACTGATGGCGTTTCCGTTAGGCCAGGACACTGGCGACACACCGATAACACTGTCGTGGCGTGTCGGTTCTGACCCCGAAATACCCACTGCTGGCCAGCGTTGTAGGTGACAGCAAGGGGGTTGAAACCACTCGGCCTTAGAATGGGACTACGAAAATGAGCACCGCGAACACGCAGATTCTGACGAGAGCGCAGTAGACTTAAGGTGAAGGGTTCGGGACTATCTCCTCCCTCAGCCGCAACGCATTCCGTGACTACTGAGCCGGAACACCTTGGAGCAGCGGCATTCTCACAGTCCGAAGGAACGCACCATGTCCGCATTCACCCTGCCGCAGGCCATCGCCTACGTGGAAGAAACGTATGGAATCAAGCTGTCGCCGCCGCAGTTGTACAACCTCTATGAAAGCGACCGTGGCCCTGAAGCTTTCAAGGTCGGCAAGCGGATCTACCTGACTCGCCGTGGACTCGATGACTGGATCGAATCGGAGATTGAAACCAGCAGTCGCGGTGGGCACGGTGAGTGAGTACACCAGTGAACCGCCCTGGCTGATCAGCTACCAGGGCGGATATGAAGTGTTGTTCAAAAACGAGAACTTTCCGATTTACCTCCGAATCTACTTCCTGGCAATGGCGCGCACTGACCCGAACCGCCACACCGCCTTGGGAACCGGAGAGCTTCGCAAGCTGATGGGTAAGGTAAACCCCATTAACGGGAGTATCACTCCCATCGACCGACGCGACATCGGTTCGTATCTGGATAAGGCCATTGCCGAAGGACTGTTGGACCCGTCGTCCACGGTGCACTGTCTGGTGTTGCCCTCCTATCTCGTTGACTGCCGTCGTCCTGGCTCATCAAAGACTTGCCCCGTGCATTCTGGAGTGACCTCGAAACCGAAGAAGCCCGTACCGATCAAGATCAAAACTTCTGTTGCAGACTCTCCTATTAGAGATAAGAGCAACGCTGCATCGGCGCAGGTCAACGGCTCGCGTGTCGGGATCACAACCCGACAATGTCGGGATCACAACCCGACACCTGGATCGCGTGACATCTTCGGTATCACAACCAATCATGGTTCCGCAGAGAAGGTTTCAGCATGAGCACCGCCAATGTCCGCACCGCAAAGTGTGTCTGCGATCGATGGATCACGCTCAGGGCCGATGGAACCTTTAGGCCACATGGCCCACAAGCATCACCTTGTATCGGCGTCTACAGCACACCAGAAGAGGCAGCCCGATTGATCCTGCCGCCACTGACGGACGAACAACTGTCAATGATGCGGGAATGCTACCGGGTCGGAGACTGGCGACCCATCGAAACTGAGTTCGGCGTCAGGTGCCTGCATTACAGCCTGAGTGGTACGGAAGACGACGCACTTGCAGAACTCATTGACGATGTCCGCCGATGGATCACTACCCTTGTCGACTTGTCACGCAAGCATGATCAGCAGGGTGTACCAGCGTGAGCGCGCGCATGGTTTGGGAGCCCACTCCAATCCGGCGCCACAAGTCCGGTAAGTCAGTGAGCACGATTCGCCCGCACTCCGTCAGCGTCGTCAGCAGCAGCCCTGCAATCCTCAGCGTCGTATTCGATTGCGGCACAGCTGAGCCCGTCACCATCTCAGAAATGACCCGTGATGTGGCGCTGATTCTGCGAGACCGACTAGACCGAAAGCTCAACCAACCCAGCGGGAGCACGACATGAGTGACACCGTCAATGCATTCAAGGCTGTAGGCGTCGGTGGATTCGTGACCCGAACGCAACACGGCGTGCAATCCATCCTGCAATACGTACTGCCCAGCGGAGAACTACTCAACATCGCACTCGATGACCAGTTGCTTGATGCAACAGCGATCAAGGTTGTTGAACTTCAGACGGTAGTGATGGAGACCGGCGAAGTGATGCGTGATCTTGGGCAGTACCGCGGAGGATGAGCAGCCTATTCGGGTTCGTCACGGTACGTCGATATGGTCCTGAGACCGCCGCGCTGCCGCTTTGGGCCTGAACCTTCGGGGGTCTCCGAGATTACGGTGATGATGCGCCACTGCGCCTCGGAGTAACGAGTGCCGTCGATGACCAGAGCGCTGCCGTCGAAGTGTGGTGCGCCTTGGTTGGTAGTGGGACCCGTGGTCCCCGGTGCCCAGTCGACCGTGAAGTACATGCCGTGAGTGTGACACGTCAGTCATACCCCGAAAGTGAGAACCAAGAGAATGACGGCCTTGCTCAAGCCATGCTTGGAATGTGGCGAGTTGTCACCAAACAGTCGATGCGATGACCACAAGCTGAAGCGTGCGCCACGTCCAACGCCAAGCCGTAAGGAACGCAACAGGCCAGCAGCGCTAGACCAGTTGTCGACGCGCATGCGTAGGCTCAGCCCGTTCTGCGAGTATCCCGGTTGCGGTGCATCCGAGCACCTTGAGTTGGACCACATCATCCCCGTGTCCGAAGCGCCCGAGTTGGTGTTGGAACCATTGAATTGCCGTGTTTATTGCCGCACGCATAACCGCATGCGAGGCAACAAGTGCACCGACGAAGAACGTGCACAAGTATGTGCAGCGATAAAGGCGAAACGTGAACGCACACAACGCCATTACGCAGCACAGCAAACACGGTAACACCAGCTCACACGCATGTGAGTGCACAGTCTGACATCAACGCAGGTAGACGCGTTGCCATCAGGGACACAGCAAGTCGGCTAACAACGCACCGCAACGAGTGCGCAAGCCTCTGACCTGCATGTTTAAGCACCTGGGGGATACCCCAAGCGAAAGCCGTTGCCGGACAGTTCCTGCCAAAGCGCACTCCCGAATTATCTAGCAAACATTTCACAACGCCCGAACCGAGCTGCAAATGACAATGAAACGAGGCCCGAAGGGGCAAGTGGATTTGTCGCCGCTGGTGTTCGACTGTGAACTGACCGGCGCTGAGCACTTCGCCGCGTGGTGTTTCGAGTTCCTGATCGTTCCGAAGGGTCGCGGAGCGGGTAAGCCGTTCCGTGTTCGCCCGTGGCAGGTGGACATGCTTCGCCCGTTCCTTGATCCGGTACCGCGTCCTGTGGTCGGGGCAATCATGGGTCCGCGTGGTCTGGGCAAGACGGGAATCTTTGCGGCACTCGGTCTTTATGAGGCTTTCATGGGTCCGATTGGCAATGAGATTCCGATTGTTGCCGTGGATGAGCGGATGGCCGGACGGCTGTTGCTGCCAGCGGTGCAAATGGTCGAGCTGTCCTCAGAGCTTGCGACTCGCGCCATCGTCTATCGGGATCGCATAGAGGTACCGGGTAGGCGTTCGGTCCTGATGGCGCTACCAGCTGAGGCCAAGCGCATTGAGGGACTGGGTACGTGGACTATCGCCCTGGCCGACGAACTCGGAGAGATTGACCCCGACACGTGGTCAACCCTGTTGCTTGGCGCTGGAAAGCTAGATGGGGCAATGGCGTTGGGTATCGGTACGCCGCCCAACCGTGATACGTCTGTGTTGACTGATCTGCGGGATACAGCGCATGCCAACCCATCTGACCCGTCCGTGGCGTTTGTTGAATTCTCCGCTGCCGGTTTCGAGGATCACCCGGTTGATTGCGTGCATTGCCTGGAATTGGCGAACCCGCAACTCGATGACTTGTTGAGTCGTGACCGTGCCACCGCCCTGTTGGGTCAGGTCAGCGAAGGAGAGTACCGCCGCAAACGTCTGTGTCAGGTGGTCACTACGAATGAGGCACCGTTCATCGACCGCGGCACATGGGACAGCTTGAGCACGGGTGAGCCTATCCCTGATGGCGCTGAGGTTGTGATCGGGCTGGATGGGTCATACGGCGGACGCGACAGTGACGCCACTGCTCTGGTCATCGGCACGGTGTCGGCTACACCGCACTTTGACGTGCTGGGAGTGTGGGAGAACACGGACGGCAGCCCAGACTATCGAGTCGATGTCATGGCCGTGGAAGACGCGATCAGGCAGGCACGCAAGCAATTCCGCGTCAGAGAATTGGTGGCTGATCCGTTCCGATGGACCAGGACATTGCAAGTGATGTCCGGCGAAGGGCTCAAGGTGTCTGAGTTCCCGTGGTCTCCGTCGCGCACCACTAAGGCGACGACGGCGTTGCATACGGCTGCGATGGCAGGCCAGTTCACGCACAGCGGCAACCAAACTTTGACACGACACGTGATGGCCGCAACCGTCATTGAAAGTCACGACGGTCTGAGGATCGGCAAGACGAGCCGCAGACGCAGCGCCGCCAAGATCGATTGTGCGGCAGCGCTTCTGATGTGCCACAGCCGCTGTTCCTATCTCGCCACGCATAAAAAGCGCCATCGCGCTGCATCTTTCGCATAAAGGACCACTATGACCGACGACCTTATCGAATTGCTCCAGAACTTGGATAGCCGCCAGTACCGATATGGGCTGCTGGACAACTATTTTCAGGGAGTATCCCCGCTGAGTTTCCTAAGCCGCGAGGCTAAGGTTGCCCTGAAGAACTTTGATCAGATCAGTTCGAATCTGTGTCGCACAGCCGTCGTCTCATTGCAGGAACGTTTGAGGCTAAGCGGGGTAACCGGCGCGGACGCGTGGGGGCTGTTCGAATACTCAGATTTGGATCAATTGGCCGCACAGGTTCACAGGGACGCACTGCTGTATGGCGTCGGCTTCGTACTCACGTGGACGGATGCCAGCGGCAGGCCACGCGCCACTGTCGAGTCACCCAAGCAAGTGGCAGTGCTGAGGGATCCCGTTACGCGGGAGATTATTTCGGCTGTGAAGCGTGTCAGGACGAAGAAGACTACAGAAGCTTGGGTGTACTACCCCGACCGTGTTGAGCGTTGGTCGGCCAACTCGCCAAGTTCGGGTAATGCCGGATATGAGCTGGTAGACACCACGTTTCACAGCCTCGGCGTGTGTCCCATTGTGGCCATCGGTCATGAGGATGAGCAAAGCGCTATCGCTGACCTGCTAACCCTTCAGGATTCAATCAACAAGCTGTTGTTGGACATGATGGTTGCGTCGGAGTATGCAGGCCGACCCCGTCGATTCGCGACCGGAATTGAGTTGACTGAAGCTCCGGTCATCAACGAGGAGACCGGCGAGCCTGTCACCGACCCTGACACCGACGAGGTAGTCACGGAGGCGCAGAACCCGTTCCCCGACGAAAACCGAATGATGATCAGCGAAGCGGCCGAATCCAAGTTCGGTGCCCTGCCCGCGGCCGACCTAAAGACATTCGAGGCTGGCGTCAGGGTGTTGATCAGTCAGGCAATGATGGTGTCCGGCCTACCCGCGCATTATGTCGGACTTCTACAGGATTCCGTGACGAGTGCCGACGCGTTGCGTGCCGCGGAGGCTGCGTTAGTGGCCCGCGCGGAGTCTAAGCAGCGTGCATATGGGGTCGGATGGGAAGCCGTAGCCCGCAACCTGGTAGGGATCCGTGATTCCGTGGATCCGCAGAGTGTTACGGCCCGCGTTGTGTGGTCACCGGCTGATACCCGTTCTCAGGCTCAAGAGGCCGATGCAGCGGTGAAGCTCTATCAGGCTGGCGTTCTGTCCCGTACGGGTGTGCTCAAGCGTCTCGGCCTAACGGCCGACGAAATAGCCGATGAGCTGGAGAACACGCGCCGTGATGCGCAGCTCGGCCAGGACGTGAAGCTTGGTCGGTACCTATCGGGTTTGAACACAAACGAGCCTCAGAGGCCCGCTGCGTAACCGTCATGACAACTATGCGAGCTGTATCCGTTCTGTGCCCTGTGTGGATGCTGGGCGGTCAGAATCACCCACCAATTGAGAGGATCACCAATGCCTGAAGCAGCAGTGACCGACAACACCGAAGTAACCGAAGAACAGACCGACGAGACCGGGCAGGCCGAAGAGAACGCCGACACCGACGAGAACGCCGCGGAGACGGACGACGGGCAGACCTTCCCCGCTGAGTATGTGCAGAAGCTGCGCAAGGAATCGGCCGGATACCGTGACCGTGCAAAGACGGCCGAGGCTGGACTAGATGCAGCGCTGCATGAGTTGTTCAATGCCCGCGTGCAAGCAACCGGCAAGCTAGCCGACGCCGAAGACTTGCCCTATGACGCTGAACTGCTGGCCGATGAGGACAAGCTGACCGCAGCGATTGACGAACTGATCAAGCGTAAGCCGCACCTTGCAGCACGCAAGGTTTCCGGCAGTGTCGGTCAGGGTGTGACGGGCAATCGTGAGGAACCGTTCTCGCTTCTAGGCCGTTTGCAGCAATCCGTCTAGTAGAATCTATAGGTGAGGGACGAATGCGGTTGATCCGCAGTCCCATTCATCTTCGGGCCTGATGCCCAAACCTGAACTTCTGTCCTGATGGCAGCGGTATTTACGTTGCTATTCAAGGACATTCAGAATGACCATCCAGACCCCGGCTATTCAGCCGACCCTAACGGCAGCAGAAGTTGCCAAGCTTCTCGTTCAGCCTCTTGAGCAGGAGAGTTCGTTCCTCGCCGCTGGACCCGTAATCATCGACACCGCAGGACCGTTGCGCGTTCCCCGTATTGCGTCGGGTGCATCGGCTGGCTTCGTTGCCGCTGGTGCCCAGATCAGCGAATCGAACGTTTCGTTTGACGAAGTCTCGCTGCTTCCAAGCACTTTGAAGGGCATCAAGTCGCTGACCAAGTTGTCGGCTGAATTGATTCGCGAGGCAACCCACACCGTGGGCGCACTCGATGCTGTCATCTCGACTCGTTTGGTTACTGACGTTTCCAATGTGCTCGATGCGGCTCTGTATGACGGCACCGGTACCTCGGACACCATCAAGGGCATCCTTCGCGCTTCGGGTATCACCACTGGTGTGCTTGACCTTGCGGACCCCGACAGCCTGATTGACGGATTGGCCGCAGCGCAGGGAAACCATATTGCAGCTACGCACTTCGTGATGACCCCTCAGTCCTTCGCCGCGTTGCGTAAGTTGCATGTTGGTGCTGGCGATGCGCGTTACTTGTTGGACCCGAATTTGCATGAGGGAACGCAGTTCACGCTGTTCGGTCTCCCCGTCGTCATTACGGATTATATTCCGAACGTGACGGCCAAGGCACGTGTTGCGTTGGTCGACTTCAGCAAGGTTGTCGTTGCCCGCGATCAGAATCCGACCGTAACCGTTTTGGATCAGACTTTCGGTGACTATGACACCGTGGGTATCCGCGTCACTGCACGTTTCGATGTGGGTCTACTTTCGCCCAAGGCCGTCACTCTGCTGACCGAGGCGTAACCATGACTGCGCCAACCTATTTGGAATTGGGCGCTTTGTTGGGCCGCACGGTTAGCCTGGAGCAGGGCACTACCGTACTCGCGATTGTGACCAGTATGGCCAAGGCATACACCCGTGATGAGGGTTTCACCGCTGGTGTACCTAACGACGAGTTGAGGTCTGTAATCCTCAGTGCCTCGGCTCGTTTGATCGCTCATCCTCGGCAGCTAGGCATGTCAGAAAGCCTCGGACCCGAAAGCGCTTCGTGGCGTGAAGGATTCACCGGTTGGACGGTGGCAGAGTTGTTCACCCTGAACCGATACCGAAAGCGTGCCGAGTAATGGCCACCGCAACTGTGTACAGGCCCGAAAGGGATTGGAAGGGCCAGACTGTCGGGGAGCTTGACGATTATCTGATCGGGACCGTTACTGGCGTGGTCGTCGGAGGCCCCGCACCTCAGCCCGTCGCGCGGTTCCCTGGTGTGGTCAGCAGTGAGGGATTGATCGGGATTCCGTACAAACAGGTATCGGGTATCACGGTGGAACAGCATGACCGGTTAGTCATAGACGATGAGTTGTTCGCGATCACAGGCCCGCGACAGTTCACCCACACGAACACACTCACGGGAACACCGCCGACTCACTATTGGATGGAAGCGGAATCGTCCCACTAGGACAAGGATTTGAACATGACTGAGAAGCAGATACGTGACGAATCGCGGAGCGCACGGTACGAAGCCGTTGCACCTCTGCCTAAGTCAGTGCGCGAGGCTATCGAAGCCAAGGCTGCCAAGCGCAAGTAGGCGTGCACACCGGGCTTGGAAATTCGAAAGTCCCCCGGTTGTGCGCTAGGCGTGTGAGATCGCCCGACAGACCCCAACTCGTTTCTCCTGGCTGCAACCATTAGGCGGGTTGGGGTTTGTTGCATCCAAGATCAACAGGTGCCTTGTCCACACCTGGGCACCCTGAAATAGAGGGGTGCCAACGGGTTGCCCCCGTTACTTTCGAAATCCCTACGAAGGTGGCGGGGGCATCGCCATATCTAGACCAGTTTCCACTTGTCGCGCTCGATGCGCGCAATCTCACCGATGATCAGCATTCGTGCCTCGTTGTGGTTCGGGTTAGGAACGCCCTGCGTGGCGTCGTCAATCTGTTGCTTGGCAACGGAACTCATCTCTGGGTAGAGCGTGACGTACCATTCGCTCCACTCAAGGTCCATGAAGTGCACATCTCCGTCCAACCGATTCGCACCCTCACGCCATTCTTTGATTCGCTCCACACGTCCCGCGTGCCGCAGCCTGCGTTTCTCTACACCCCAGTTGGCCCACGGCGCGAACAGCGAGCCGACTATTCCGGTTGCCAAACCAACGCCGCCACCGATGACGGCAACGATGATCTCAGATGCCATGCGTATCTCACCCCGGCTCTGCTCTCACGCTGCAATGGCCGTCCGGTGACCAGACCCACTCGCTGGAACCGGGAAGGTACAGCCCGAGTGTGGTTAGAGCGTCAGCCAACGGCTTGCAAGCCGCCAGTGTGCAACGCGAAATTTCGAACATCATGGCGGGTGCCATCGGTCTGCCGAACCATGTTGCACCTTCCATTCGCTGACGAAAGATCTCTGCGCGTGGCTTGTCATTAGTTGCGCTGTAGTGGACTCCACCGTTGCTATGGGCGACGACGTTCAGCGCGTCCTCGACGGAGTACTCGACGTCGTCGAGTGTTATGCCGATTGGGTGCTGTAGGAATTGCTGACGTGCCAGCATCAGAAGCTGGTCGCCAGGCTCGCTCGGTTCACCAGTGAGGAGGCCACCGCGTATTGCGAATACGCAGTCGATGCGCTTCACCTCGGGCCGGGTTTCGTGCAGCTTGGCCCACGCTTCGTCCATTTGCTTCTGAAGCTGGGGGTCCCGTTGCCTCGGTCCTGGCTTGATGACTCGAAATTTCACCTTCAGGTTCGCCGCCTTGCTGGCGCTGTCGAGTAGTGGCGTTGGTTTGTCGATCAGTAGCAGCCGCAGCAGACCGGACAGCTTGAGCAAGTCATACTCGCTGGGATTGTTCCTGAGCTTCCGGTCCATGTCGACGAGCGTCTCAACGAACAGTTGCTCAACTCGCAT